GAACCTAAGAGAATATGTAGACTCTTCTTTCTAGGATGCTCAATAAATTGTGTCACTAAACAACTTTCTTTACCAAACCAAAGAAGCATATTACCTAGCAACACTTCTCTCACTACATCTGACCATTCAAAAGCGCCTGTTCCTTGTTCTAAAGCACGTTCAACGAATGGTTTAGCTTTCTGTAGAGCCTCTTCCATGCTCAACTGATCTTCCATGAATCACCATTTAACTTTATCAGCCCAGTATGCTGCTGACATTTTACCTTTATCAATGTTCTTACGATGACGTGCCTTGAAAGACTTACGCTTCTTCTTCATTGCCTCAGATTCACCCTTCTTAGGTTTCCCTGCAGTCTTTGCACCTTGCTCACCAAAGCGAATAATCTTTTCTTTACCACCTGCACACGCTTTGACTACATGAGACTTCTTAGGATGCGAAGGTGTGCGCTTGGGCTTATTACAAGCCATCTTTTTCTTTTCTACACGTTTAGCCATTAGATAGTACCGTAGGCAGTTACATCACCAACAACTGTTAAATTTCCAGAGGCATCTAATTTCATTTTGTTAGTACCTGCTGCAGCAAAATATAAAACACCTGATGATTCGGTAATTGTCCAGTCACCTAAATCTACAGTAGTAATATTAGCTGTTGTTACAGTAGCTGTTGTTACATTAGCTGTTGTTATAGCCGCAGTAGGAATTGTAACTGTGCCTGTAAAAGTTGGAGATGCTTTAGCAGCAAAATTTGTCGCAACAAAAGCAGTTGTGGCAATTTGAGTACTGTTTGTTCCAGAAGCTGCTGTAGGAGCTGTAGGAGTGCCAGTTAGAGCAGGACTCGCTGCTTCAATCTTAGTAGCTATTGCAGTCTCTAATGCTTCAAATTCATCATCAATCTCAGTGCCTTTGATGACCTTGAGAGGATTGCCTGTTGCTAGACTATCCTTTGAGGCAAAGTTTGTAGTTTTAGAATAGTTAGACATTAGTTAAGTCTCCCCTGTTTTACGTACAGGTCAATCTGTTGAATGCTTAAGAATCCACCGTTAATAGTTGATTCAAAACCAAGTTGAATTACAAATCCTGAGCCACCTGCAGGAATACGAATATTTTCTACCATAGCACCTGAAGAATACTCTGCAGTGGTGTTATATTCAGCAATGTTGTATTCAGCGGGAGTTCCTTGAGCAATAGTTAAAGAATATGACGTATAGTTATCTTTATAATCAGTGCCAACTTTAGCTACAAATTGCTGACCAGTAGCACCAAAGACAGTAGCTCCGATATTTTTAACTATCTTAACCATGTTAGACATTTGAAAGTCAAAATAGTTAGTGTAGTATTGCATCTGGTAAGACGAACCGTTGTCTTGGTAGCCATAATACTGAGCAATGCCTTGAGTATTTGTCATGTACATTTGACCGTCAAAGGCGAGCCATGAGGTGTGATCAAGACCATTCCAACGAGTTACACGAGCAGAGCCGTTTGGTAGTGCTTCTTTAGTATCAAAACAATATACAGTTTTATCTGTAGGTAGTGACAACAAATAAAAACCAAAGTGGTCTGAGTACGTTGCTTTAATTAAATCTTTATCTTCACGAGATACTTCAGCAACAAAAGTCTTACGGATGTTGCGAGAAATATCACGCATTGGTTGAGACTTCTCTTGGATTGTACGTCCAAGGCTACGAACCCCTGATTCTGACAAGAATAAAATATCAGTACCTGTGTTTACAATCGAGTCACGAGCAATACAACCAACACCATTAATGACCTCAATGAGCGACATATCTGCAGGATCAAGATATTGCTTACCTGCACTTTGGTCGTCCATAATAATAATATTGTTCTTGCAGAAGATAATTAGGCGACCATTGTGAGCGCCTAAGCCTACAATCTCATCGTTGCCATACACGAGTATGCCAGAGATGTCTAAAGAGCCTACAGTGCCTGTGCCTGAGCGCCACTCAGCACCATCTAACAAATCTGACCAGTAAACTGTAGTCTTATTAGTAGGAGTATCAGCACACCAAATACGACCATAAGCAGACAATACAGTGTTTGCCTGAGGAGGCGTTCCTTTGCCCTGCGTAGTTATGTCGTCTAGTGTTCCTGAAGTAGGGCTAAAGTAGATCGGCTCATAACCACGCTGAAACAAATATGCAGCATCGTTAAGTGTTGCTGCTTGCCAGTTACCATCTGCTAGAGTGTTGACTGCAGGAGTGTTAGTATAAGTTACAGGATCTAAATCACCACCGTCTTTAATATAGAAAGCAGTATCTGACCAAGCACCAAAGTACTCTTGACCGTCAATGTCTACGAACCTATGCATACCCTTAAGGTTTACTGTAGACACAGGATCAGTCTGAGCTACATATTGCCAACCTTTACGAGACGCTATACGACCACCTTCGTCAATAACACAGTTCTCAGCAAATCTAGCAAACTTAGGATCAAGAGTTACCTCTGAGTCCGTAGTGTTTAAGCCATAGAATGCCGGAGATGTTATCGATGCTGTACGTAATGGAGCTACCATTGATTATACCGCCGAGTAAACTAGATCTTCAGGAGTAAACTGAGCATCACGAGCAATGGCATCAGACAGAACACGAGCAGCGTTATTGTAAGCTGAAGCTGCAGATTGACCACCATCTTCACCACGTTCTTCGACTGCTTTAGCATACGCAAGCATCTCAATAGGTCGAGTAGGAATTACTGGCTTATCAGTATCTGCCGATAGATCACCACTACGAACTACCATATTGACACGAATATTGTACACACCGTCAGGTTTAGGATAGATGTCAATGATTGAATCACCGTTAGAATCCACACCATTAATGTTGTAGTAAACTGGAGATCCTGATACTGGAGTCATATTGAGATACCAGTTATCAAAATTGTTATTACTAGCATAACGCATAAAGACATTGCTAGTATCGTTTAGTACGTTGATAATAGTTCCGTTCTGACCAGAATCAGTAAGATTATAACTAAAGACACCACTAGAAGTAGTGGCAGTCAAGGTGGTCTTAAGTGAGTTCCAGTCCCAAGCTTCTTCTACTTCATCTTTGGCATCGTTAATTAGTTGACCAATAAGACGAGAATAGGTAGATTCATTAGCAGTACTTACGGTGCGCTCTCGCAATCTACGTAAGATACTATTTATCATTTCTAAGTAAGTCATCTAATGTATTCCTATGAATCTAATGTGTTTATTATAGCATATTTTTAACGAAAAATCAAGTCCTAACGCTTGATTGGTGTCTTTCCAAAGATGATGCGGAAGAAGTTGACAATACCTAATGCCATCTCCATCGGACTCGGGATTGCCCAACCTGCCAAAAGAGCAATCATGATGAGAATCCAAGGTGGTAAGTCAGAATTAATAATCTGAGTACCTTCAACCTTGTTAGCCTGATCAGCTACCTGAGCTTCTCCAGATGCCTCAGTGTTCGCCTGAACCACTGCATTGTTCTGAGTGTTCTCTTTACCTATTTGAGCATTGGTGTTCACTTCAGTGCCACTATCGTCACCAAAGAGTCCACCCATGAGTCCCATTGTGGAACATCCTGAGAGCATTAAGGTTAGTACTAATACAAGAACTTTCATTTCTTTGTTGTCAATTCAGTAATAGAGACTATGCAACCTTTGGGATACTTAGTTACCTGACCGATGTCTGGAGCAGTATCACACAGTTTGTAGTATTGATCATTCTCTTCAATGAGGAACCCAATGGTCTTAAACGTACACATTTCCTGCTCCTCAGAGTCATTCCAAACCATGTACGTCGTAATGTCTTCCCACTCAACAATCACTGGTTTGGGTATCATGACTATTTCTTCTTTAAACACTTACCGGCAGCTTTGCACTTAGCTTTGGTTTTACAACCCGCACAAGGCTTGAATGCTGATTTCTTCATTGATGTAGCCATACGTTGACCACGAACTGGTTTCTTAGCCACCATTAACTCCTTTCATTGCAACCATTAACGCTATTGCACCACCTACAGTAGCAACTGCTAATACAACAACAACTGCGGCAATGCCTAATTCTTTAAGTTTCTCTCTGCGATCAATTTCAGCATAGACAGCATCCTGTCGCATCTTACGAATCTTCTTTTCAGTCTCAATGAACTCACGCTGTCCACGTTCGCCCTGAGTCGCACCGAGGAACTGCATAAGCTCTGATCGCTGCTCTCTGGCTGTAACCTTGGCTGCATAGATCTCCATTGCTTCCTGCTCGATGCTTTTGCCACTCTTCGGTAGCAACGAACGGAATAGGTTTCCTTTGCGCTTCTTGTTTAACTCGTCTGCTTTGTCCAGATCCGCTATCGCACCTGCCCACTGACTCAGTTGACTCATGCAATCTTGCAATTCTCTGCCGCTCTCTACTAACTGCTTCAAGCCTTTGAACGCTGTAGTGGCTATGCCAATGATGCTCACCGGATCCATAAGTCTTCATACCTTCGTGTAAGTCGTTCTAAGCCATTCTAAGAGCACTTCTTCTGGTACTGCGGTACACCCTTGGAAATTCTCTGTTTTGCCCTCAGGGGTCTCTACAGGGACGCTCAGGCATATCTGTGGTACACCTTCTTCGGTCATCTTCCACACACCGTGATTGAGTGCATAGATTAGTACCAGTTCAGCCACGCTCACTAGCGTTTCATCCACTCAACGACAGCAATACCAAATGCCCATAGACATGAGACTGCAATGGCAATACCACCTGCAATACCTTTCCACTTAGTCAATTGATCTTTGACTTCGTGTAGGTCTTTGTGGTTTTCTTCAACTAGCTCAATCAACTTATCTACCTGAGTCTCAAGTTTAGCTAGTCGTTCTGCAGTTTCTACGTCCATACCTTTACCAGTAAAAATTAGGATTGCTTTTATTTTTTAGTTTATCTTGTAAAGTAATTAAAGATTCTTCAGTACGCTCAAACTGCGAGATGTACCTACGTTCTGATTCTTTATAATTTTTTAAATCAAGCGGTAAATCTGAATTAACACACTTGAATCCCAAAGACTGCATGAGAATACTCAGAGCAATGGGGTTTATTCTGCAGCCAATTCCTATATAACTTGCGTTATCATTAGCTGCGTTTAGTTTTTGGTTTAGTTTGATACTTATCATTGGATTAGTGTTTAACTTATCTCCAAAGGATAGCATATCAATAACTACAAATTTTTTAGCTTTGTCAGTAGCCGCTTTAAGGATTGAGTAGTAGTCTAAAAATCCATAAAGAACGCCAGATAAAACTACAGTATCCCATTGGCGACTATCTGATTCGCAAAACTCAACAATACCACTTTCAATACACTCAGCGTTATCAAAATCAGCAAGCAGAGTTTTCATCTTGTCGGCGTAGTCTTGCTGAAGTTCAACGCCAGTGTAGCTAGAAGCACCATTAACTAACGCCCAATAACCTGCTTGTCCTAAGCAAGCTCCTAAGTCTAACACAGTCTGATCTTTAACTACTGACTTAGGGAGTAATACTGAGAATCTTTTATTTAGAGAGTCTGCAGTAGTTGGGTTATGCTTTCGATTCCTACGGTTGTCATTTAGAACAAACGGAGAATCTTCCTTAAATAATATGCGTTCCATCTTTCATTGGGTGTGAGTGTTCTAATACTGTAGAACTATACACATGAAACGGAACAACAACCAAATGTGAACCTTCAGTTCTAAAATGATGTGGTGTCATTTTGTCAAGAACAATAACATCACCTGCTTCTAACTTTACCTCTACATCATCCTTCATTCCTTGAACGCTGTAACCTTCGCCTTCAAGAACGTACACACAACGAACGGTTGAGTGAATATGATGCGCTTGTTCTGCAGTATGTGGAGGAAGATACAACAACTGTAACGTAGGATCTCCCGCACGTACTGGTGGAAAGATCTGATGAGTACTACAACCATTAACATACGGTAAATTTGAGTATGTCTGGATACTGCTAGTCTTCTCATCACACTGGTAACCACGCATTACCACACCCATGCCTGATGTGTACTCTCGGTTTCCTGTGCCTCTAGTTACCTTAGCCTCGCCTCTAGCATTAATAGTCCAAAGACTATCACCATTCTCTACGATTGGGTTATGCTCACCTGCATAGCAAGTGTAGGTATAAAGGTCAAAAGGCTTTGATCTAAATACTTTGTTATCAAACCTGCCACAGGATTTGTGTATTTCAAACATCTTAATATTTAACGTGTTGCAATGAGCCGTATTTAACTTTATTTTTAAAGTAAAACTCGTCTGCGTCCTGTTGATAAATCCATTTCTTGTAGGCTATTTTATAGTCTGTGTTCTTTTCAAAAGCTGTAGACTCTTGATAGTTTGTCATGGCATAACACTGAAACTTATCAGTATTAAAAAAATGATGAATTTCAGCTTCAGGAAGTCGCTCTTGTATTCTTGTAATAACATGGTTGTATTTCCATAAGAAATTAAATGCCCACGTCATCTCACCTACTGTCATATCTGAACGATTTAGCACATCCTTTGCTGTTTCAGTAAATACATCAAAACTAGCATCACCATATTTTTCAACGTATGGCATCAAACGATCACTTAGTGCCATAGTTAATAGTTTGTCACTGCCTACGCATTGATCACCTATTTCGCCAGTAACTAAAAAATATTGATTTGGATCTAAGTCGTTTAATTCGTTTAGATAAACCCAAGTTACTTTTGTAAATTTACCTTCTTGTATTTTTTTAGCTAATGTCGGATGTTCTTTAATAGAATTATGATCACCTAAAACACTAAATTCTATTCCTGCATTAACCATTGCATAAAAAGCTAACGTACTGTCTATGCCACCAGACCATAACAACGCTACCTGTTTGTCAGTCGTTATTCTTTCAACACTGTCATCAATGCATTCTTGTAATGTATAGGGTTTTATTTCTTCAGGCAACGGAACGCCATCAACCAAAACATCAGTGTTTTTAAAATTAACGTGCCTTGTTCTATCTGTTGGTAGCATACCAAAGCACGTTTTAAAAGTTTCGTTTGCGCTATGCATTAATTAAAGAATTATATTCAGCTTGTTGGTTTATATCTGCTAAATCAAAAGAGTATAAAATATCATTAATCATATACAGTTTAGAAAGATCATAAGATGCATAAAAATCGTCTGCAAACGGATCAACGTCATTGCCGTACAACCCTATAAGCTGATTTGTAATATCAGTAACTTCAGGGTTTATCTCAACATCAGTTTGACCGTCTTGCAAAATAAATTCTATAAAATCTAAATTTTTAGTTGTGTCGTTAAAATGTGCTAATGCTAAAAAACTCATACGAATAATGTTCCTGAGTTGCCTGTTCTAATTTCCCAACCTGAATTTGGACCCTGAACGCCGTTATAATAACTACCTGCGCCTTGCAACTGGAAAGTGTCTCCTGCACTTACGCCAGAGCGTGTTACATAACTAGACCAAGTGTACCCGTTACTAGAAAATGCAGTTACAAAAGAAGTACCGTTATGAAGTATACGCGAGCCTGTGTTTACATAACCATCATTATGCGTAGCTATACCTGCCCAACATCTTGCGCTTAAAGATGAATTAGAACAAACGCCAGATGCAACAGTCTTTGTTCTTAGAGTTATATAAGAAGTAGAGCTACCACCTACATTTATTTCATAAACGTGCTGAACCAAAGTGCCAGATGTTGCGCCGTAGCAAGACGACTTACCGTAGAAGTCGCTAATAGAAATTTGTCCTGACGTTGGTACGCCTGACGCAGCACCATAGTATTCACTCAATGCGTGAGGGGCAGTACCACCAAACTCATTAACAATGCTTTGTATTGAAATCTGACCAGATGAAACAATAGCCATTATTTGTTCTCCAATTCTTCAACACGTTTAGTTAATTCTTTTACAGCTTCAATCAACAAACCATGTAATGCATCGTAGTTTACAAGTTTATATAGTTCACCATCATCGTTAGTATGTAAACCTAACTCAGCTTCATACACAGCCTGTGGTAATACTTTCTCAACTTCTTGAGCAATTACACCTGCTGATACTTTGTCATCATGTTTATAGGTAAAGGTGTAACCGTTAAGTTGCGATACTTTGTTTACTGCGTCATCAATACCAACGATGTTTTCTTTCAAACGCTCGTCAGAGATTGTAGTTGAGTAAGCAATTACGTCACCATCAAAGTGACACGTACCATTAGAGTACAAACGCATTTTTTCAGCAGAGTTAATATAACCACGAATTAAAGCATTGGTATTGTCATAGTGAAAATACTCACCACCTGTGTTACCACAGTAAGTGATGTCACGAAGATCAGACTCAATACTAAATGTAGTACCAGATAAATCTAAACCAGTTCCCGCTGAATATGTGGTGTTGGTGTCAGTTGGAGTTGCCCAAGTGAATGTGCCGTCACCGTCTGAACGTAGGAATTGTGATGTTGTGCCGTTTCCTGACACATTCAATTCAGCAGCACCGACCGTGTTGTCTGTAATCTGAGCAGCGCCAACAGCAGAAAGAGTCGCCAGTGAACCCAAGCCTAGATTAGTTCTAGCAGTTGCAGGATTATCAAACGAGTTATTACAAGTACGGCTATTGCTTAGGCGTGAGTCGTTACCCTGACAAGCAGTACCTGCAGTAGTTCCGTAGTTAACTGAGATAGAATCAGCAGCTACTGAAACACCTGTTCCTGCGCCTACATTTAACGTTACATCTCCAGTACCACCACCAGTTAGACCAGAACCTGCAGTTATTGATTGATCAGCAGTAGCACCAGTTTCAATACCTGCGAGCTTTGTTTCTTCTGCGGTAGTGTAAGACGCTGTGGTGTTTGTCAGGACAGTTGTTAATGGTTGCTTGCCATCAAGTGCAGTTTGTAATCCATCTACATTAGAAATGACGTGATTGTGTGAATCGTCAGCAACAGTCACAACAATAGATGTAGTGCCTGAACCAGTAGCATCACCAGACAAAGTGATTGTTTGGTTGCCTGTTAAATAAGAACCCGCAGGTTGTAACCCTGCTTCAGCAGGAGTCTGATTAATCCACTTAGACGTTGTAGAGTCGTAAGCTAATACTTCATTATCAGCAGGAGTAGTAATAGTAGTATCAGAAATACCGCTAACTGAAACACCAGTAATGTATCCTGAATCGTTAGTTAGTGTAGAAATATTATCAGCAGGTTGTGTAGCAGAGTCTGCTAACGCACCTTGAGCTGCTGTAGCGTATGCAGTAGAAGCCGTATATGCCGCAGTACCTAAACCTAATGCAGACTTAAGTGTTGCCTCAGCCGTTGCATCAGCATCAATCGCAGTAGCAATCTCTTGTGCTGTTTGATCTGCTGTTGCAGCAGTCTCAATACCTGCAAGTTTAGTTTCTTCTGCAGTCGTATAAGATGCTGTAGTACCTGCAAGTACTGAGCTGTATGCTTGTACATCAGTACCGATAGCAACACCTAAGTTAGTACGAGCTGCTGTAGCAGATTGAACATCTGATAAATTATTAGCTTGTAGTAAAGCACCAGACAATGAAGCATAAGCAGCTACCCAAGTACTACCTTCGTATACTTTCATTACATCGTCAGTAGTATTGAAGTACAACGCACCTGCAATAAGAGCATCACCATCGTTATCAACTGTAGGATCAGATGTTTTCTGACCTAAGTAACGATCATCAAATGAATCAAGAGCTGCTAATGCTGCGTCTTTAGAAGCACTAGCTGCACTTGCAGACGATGCTGCTGAAGAGGCACTAGAGGCTGCATTGGTAGCTGAAGTAGATGCTTCAGATGCTTTAGTAGTTGCTGTAGAAGCACTAGAAGCTGCTGAAGTTGCTGAAGTAGCTGCATTAGTTGCTTGAGTAGAAGCTGTAGATGCTGAACCTGCTGCCGCTGTTTCGCTTGCAGCCGCTGCTGTCTCACTAGCTGCCGCTGCTGTCTCAGACGCTGCTGCGTTGGTAGCAGAAGTTGAAGCATTGCTTGCTTGAGTAGTAGCAGTAGTTGCTGAAGTAGAAGCACTAGACGCACTATTTCCTGCGTTGGTAGCTGAAAGTCCCGCAGATATTGCAGAGTTTCCTGCTGCTGTTGCACTCAATCCTGCTGCGGTTTCAGAAGATGCCGCTGCTGATTCACTAGCTGCTGCCGCAGTCTCGCTAGCTGCTGCTGCAGTTTCCGATGCTGCCGCCGCAGTTTCGCTTGCTGCCGCTGCTGTAGCAGATGTAGCTGCTTCAGATGCCTTAGTGGTTGCAGTGGTTGCACTGCCAGAGGCTGAAGTAGCCGATGAAGCTGCTGCAGTTGCTGATGTAGCTGCTGCGTTAGCACTGGTATCTGCCGCAGATTCACTAGAGGCTGCTGCTGTTTCTGAAGCTGCTGCTGCAGTAGCACTAGCGGCTGCTGCAGTTACAGAGACATCAATACCACTAGAACTAGCGGCTGCTTTAGCGGCATAGTGACGTGCTGAGTATAAAGTAGAGGAATCAGAGAGGGTCTGAAGTACGTCTTCAGCACCATAGGCTGCTTTAACAGCATCATCGGCATGATCAGATGCATTAGATTCTGCAGTCTCTGCTGCAGTTTGTGCGTCAAGGGCAGATGCTTTAGATGAAAGAGCTGCTGCAGCTGAAGCTGCTGCGTTAGTGGCAGAAGTAGATGCATCACTAGCAAAACCTGCAGAATTTCCTGCCGCTGTTGATGCTCCTGCTGCATAACCTGATGCAGACGATGCGCTATTAGCTGCACTCGTTGCAGAAGTGGATGCTTCAGATGCTTTAGTAGTCGCAGTTGATGCGCTAGAGGATGCAGAAGATGCTGAAGTTGCTGCTTCGGCTGCTTTAGTGGTTGCAGTTGCTGCGTCTTCCGCTACTTGGTCAATAGTTGCTTGATCGGTAGTAGAAGTAGAACCACCTGAGCCACGATAAATAGCCATGCTATCTCCTGATAAGAATTAGTATAGAAAATAGAGGAAAGCCCCCAAGGAACTCCAAGGGGGCTTAAGGGGCTATATTAGCCGTTTACAGCCATGATAAAGCCTGCGTCAGAACGCAAGGTCTTAGTGCCGTATAAGCGGTCTGCAGTGTACAAAGTACCCAAGAACTCTTGCTTGTACTGAGTCTGTGAACGTACACCAACTTGCTCTGCTAAGACCATAGAGTCTTTGTGAGCTAGTACTGCACCACGAACGTCACCACCTGCAGCGTTGTCAGCAGCAGCTTCG